AAATTTACACTTTGACTTTGGCAAACATATTTCTGCCTATGATGTGCGTGTTCTATGACCCATATCTGATTTATTTCGGGAGCAGTTTTGAATATCTTTTTTTCTTCGTCACTCAAAAAATCTAAGTGTTGTACAGACCCCTGTTCCGCAGCGATACTTTTCCAAACTTCCTTTGTATTTTTCTTTTTAGATTTCAAAAGTTTTTCTAGGTGTCGATTAATAACCTTATAAGAACCCGTCAGTGTTTTGTGAGTATAGACATTAGCCCTCGATGGCTCAATACTAGGGCTTGTTCCATCGCATATAATGCTAGAACTAGCGTTAGGGGCAATAGCAAGAAGATGAGCATTCCTCCTGCCGCTCCCGACCATATCAGGTGCTTCGCCGCGTTCTCTACCCAACCGAAGACTAGCCTCTTCAGCCCTGTTCTTGAGTAATCCGAAAGCTCTGTTGTTAAATGAACTGGCGTACATACTCTCGAAAGGAATGCTATGAGATTGAAGGTAACTGTGAAAGCCCATTGCGCCAAGGCCGATTGAGCGTTCTCTATATGCTGAGTAAGCTGCTTTTCTGTAACCATTTTTATTCTCCTTAATATAGTTATTAAACCGAACTGGTCCCGCCCTGTAAGAACCAAGCTCGTCTGTGTTCACCGCGCTATCAATAAAATGTTGTAGTACATTGTCTAACATTGTAACCAAGTCGTCAATAAAAAGCTCATCTTTACTCCACTCATCAAACTTCTCTAGATTTACACTTGATAGACAACACACGGCTGTTCTGTCTTCGTTTGTAGGTAGTGTTATTTCACTGCATAGATTACTTTGTTTTATTTCTAATCCAATATCTTTTTGTTCTTTCGGTAGTTCATTATTACAATTATCTATATTAACAATATAGGGTTCTCCTGTCTCCGCACGAGTATGAATAATTTGCCACCATAAATCTCTAGCACTGATACTCTTGACAGCCTCCTTAGATTTAGGGTCTATCAATCGCCAGTCAGTATCTTCCTTTACTGCCTCTAAAAATTCATTTGTAATGTTAACACCGTTATGTAGATTAAGGCATTTACGATTCAAATCACCGCCCGTTGTTTTTCGCATGGCGATAAACTCTTCTATCTCTGGATGGTCAACATCCATATAAGCTGCGTAGCTTCCTCTACGAGTAACACCTTGATTAAACGCCAGCATCTGAGAGTCTACAACATGTATGAAAGGGATAGAACCAGTAGATTTACTGCCACTAGAAGTCCCAGTACCGTTACTCCTAACATCACCCCAATACCCACCGATACCTCCACCTGCGCTTGCCAACCAAATGTTCTCATCATAATGGTCAGATAAACCAATCCTCGAATCAGGCACGTAGTTAAGAAAACAACTAATGGCAAGACCGCGAGAGGTTCCCCCGTTACTAAGTATAGGGGTGCTAAACATAAACCAGCAAGAACTAGAGTAGTTATAAAGTCGTTGTGCAAGATTAAAGTCAGTAGTTCCTTGGTACGTAGCCCCAAATATAGAAGCCCTAGCAAAAGCTTGTTGAGCATAATCTTCGTTTTCCCAAAAGTATCTATCTCGTAGTGTATCCTGTGAAAATTGATTCAGATTATTTTCCTTGCTCAAATCTATCTGAATCCCTAAATATTCTTGTGTTTTTAAGGTCATGTTCATGTTCCCTTTTATCTTTGATGTAACGCTTAGACTTCTGCCTGTTCTTTGCGGCCTTACTACGATTAAAGCGAGCCGTTCTTTCCGCCTTTCTGTCCACCTTTATTCTCCTCTGCGTATTTTTCATAGAAGTTAAAAAGTCTTCGCTCGTACCAAGAAGCCTTGGACAAATCACTTATAGGATTATTTTTGTAACGAAACCGCCACCGGTACTTTAGAGAGTTACCTCGTAGGTACCCTACAAATTCTTCGAAAGTAAGCATAGCTTCTATTGCATCAATACATTCTATGGCTCCTGTATTGTAATGCGCCGGGTTGTTTACCTCATCTACCGTAGTTAAATGTTTATTTTGCATAAGTTTCTTCCTCTTTATCAAGGTCATGTTGCCGCTCCTTAAACTCATTTGATTTTCTAGCTTTCATATCTACCCATTCGTTAGGCAACGTAGCCTCGGTGTACCACCTAAATTTATTTAGAGTAGCCCACTCTCCGTGCGTTCGTTTTGTTCCGTCCTTTCTGAGTTTAGCATTTGGCATGGGAGCAGATGGGTTGGCGAACAAAAAAACTAACTCTGTATTTTTTGGTAAGTTCTCGCGAATCCATTTGTACTTTGAGTATTCTGCGAAATCCCAAAATCTTCCCTTTGATTCTAGCAGAATTTTCTTCCCCTGTAAAGACCTGACAAAATCAGGCTCATAAGAATGCTGGACTACGTAATCAATTTTATCTGCGTGGTGCTCCCAATCTTTTAAAATTGTATCGTGCAGCAGATATTCCCAAATGCTATCGTATCCTTCAATCTTTGTACGTCGTGGTCTTTTAACTCTAGGTTTGCGCTTCAATGTAGTTCTCTTTCATAGTGAGCGATAGCGTTTCCAATAACATCGTATAGAAATAGTAGCTCGTCTAATTCGAACCTACTTTGTCGCAACTGCACGGTAGCCGCGTAAGCGATTATAATATGCTCGACTGGTTGTTCTTGGTTCGTTTCCTCAGAAGCCATTGTAAGTCCTCCAATTCAATTCTATCTAAACACATGCCTTTCTTAACTAACTTTTTAATGTTCTGCGTAGCCCAGCGAAAAGTATAAAAAGATAAGCAATGAGTTCTTTGTATTACCATATAACGGTCTTTAGGTAAAAAACTTTTAAAGTTTTCTTTTGTTATTTGATTAACCTCATCTTCTTCGACAAGACTTTTTAGCCACTCAATTAGAAGACTCCTCGCTTTTTCATTTATCTTTTTTGTAATCTTCTTTTTCATGCGGAGATTTCTTCAACTTTAGGAACTGATTTTACTTTCGTTAAGTATTCGAGACCTTTAGCATACTTGAAGATACGAAGTCCGTTACCGTCGTTAGCATCCTTATGGCACTCTATTTTAAAAGCACAATACGTACAGCCTCTCGGTAATTTCATATTACCTTTTGTTCCTGCTGGTACAGGTGCGTAACATTTTTCTGGGGGATTTCCCAAATTAAAAACTAATTTCATTAACTTGCTGATGAGCGATTCTACATTTGGTTTTTCCAGGTCTTCTGGTTGAAACAATGTAAGTTCACCAGACTCTTTATTGATGACTAAGAATCCCCCGTTGTCTGTTCCTTCCGCCTCCTCATATCCAGTAAGTTGGCTTATGTAACCAAATGGGTCATCCTCGCCCAGCCTACCATTTTTAAACTTCTTAAACGCGAAACTTGAAGCTGTCTTAATATCAACTACTTCGCCGTCAATTTTACAATCCATATGACCCTTGACACCGCTGACAACAACTTCCTTTTGCCTGTCCGTTACGTTATGTCCAGAAAGCTCCACCAAAAAAATCAAAACTTCTTCGAGTAGATGTCCGTACAAAAATTTAATAAGAGTGGAAGCATCTACCGTTGACTCAGAATCAGCGTACTTATTTTCGTAGTATAACTGTCGGCTTGGCTTACCAATGTTCGACATTCGAAGGGCAAACCCATTTTTATTTTGTGGAGTAGCCCAAGATACTATTGCATTTTTTATTCCTTCCAATAAAGAATCCAAAAGTTCCGGCGGAATTTGTACCTCGCCTGTACCTAGTTTTGATACAGATGAGTATATGTCATCAACGAGCGTTGATAGCTTTTTTTCTGTAGAGGTGCTCATAGAAATCTCCAACTTGTTTAATTTGATGAGGAGTGGCTTGGTTCCTTATTAAATTAGCCATCATAGATACAACCATTACATTATCTGGTTCATACCCTCTGTTCTTATCAATTCTTTCAAGACTCGGAGAGTCACCCCAGTTTTCTCTTCCAACTTTAAAAGTCGTGCCAAGAATAGGACACTTTGTTCCAATCTTAATATCATCTACGGTCAAATCAAAAAACACATTCTTTCGCCTAGCTTTACCTTTTGCTTTATTTAGAATTTTTAATTTGTAGTATCTACTTTGCGGCTTGGCTTCAAGTCGGTTGTACCTTTCCCTTCTTTTACGCTTTTGTAGGTTATCCAAATAAAGAACAGTAGCTTCTTGACTCATTGTTAATCCTCCTGTTTTAAAGTATCTTGAAATGTTTTAATAACATCACTTGAAAATAGTTTTTGTAAGTTGACAAGAAACATTCGACTCGCGTTGTTATCTCCACCCGAAACAGTTTTAAAAGTGTCTAGGTCATTCACAATTTTCTTAAGCATCTTAGTATCAAAAACCAAAGTACAAAACTCTACGTCACCTACACAAAGATTATGAAACCAGTAATCTGATTCAGTAGTTTTAATTCCCGAAGGTTCACCGTAACTTTCGTACTCGATACAAATGTTACCCGTTCTCATCCACATATCTCTTTCAGATTTAACTTCTATCTTTTTGTTCTCCAACATATCTCGTATCTTATCTTCTCTAATTTCTCCGTATTTTAAATCTAAGTCAAACTTTTTTCTGTTTGCTTTTGAAGGTTTCATATGGTTATCCAGCCACACATACTCTGTCAGAGTTTTCATTTACTTCTCCTAAGCTAGCTTTAATGGGTTTCACTCCAGTTTTCTCCTACCTTGTATTCCGCATCTAGCGGACAGTTAAGTTTATAATAATCTCCTGCTTGTCGTATTGCGTTTACCGCCAGCTGTCCAAGTCTATCAACATCTTCATGCCAAGTCTCTATTTGCCATTCATCGTGTACGTTTGCTACGACATGGGCATCCACTACATTTTCTTGAAGCATTTCGTCTAGTATAATTAATCCTCGTTTCATGACAATAGCCCCTGCTCCCTGTAACAATGAATTCAATGCGGCATGAGAACTGCGAATAAAAATCTTTCGCCCGTCTAACGCTTTGATGTACTCATTTTCTTCAGCTTCTCTTGTAATTCGATGTCTAAGAGATTTAAGTGTTGGAAAATTATCAAGAAAAGATTGCTTAATTCTTCGACCTGTTCGTTTGTTTCCGCCCACCACGCTTCCAATTTTAGCGTCTCCAGCTCCGTACAGGAAGGCATATATGAAAGTTTTAGCCTGAGTTCGTGATTCAAGTCCCGCCCTAGCTTGATTAGCTGTGTGGATGTCTCCGTTGAGTATTTCATTTATAAACTCCTTATCGTTCAGATAGTGTGCCAACATTCTGAGTTCTAGTCCACTAGCGTCAACGCCAACTAACTTGTAACCCCGTGGGACTGTCCAACAAGCTCTACATTCCTTACCGTAAGGCGAAGTTACACTAGGTACTTGTGCTAAATTTGGGTCACGGTGAGCCATTCTTCCAGTAATTGTACCGTTAGAAATTACCGACCCATGTACTCTATCACGTCTCAAAAAAGATAGCCAAGATTTCACTTGAGCTATACGCTTCTGTAACATTAAATATCGAGCGATAATGGCCGCTTCTGGAATATCCTTTACCTTTGATAACACTGTCTCATCAATCTTAGGTTGACCAGTCGGTGTGAAATGTTTAGGTTTCCAGCCGAACTCCTGTAGATACTCTCCTATCTGTTGGCGAGAACCTAAATTAAAAGGTTCTTCAGTAATTCTAACTACGTTATTAGCTCCTTTAGATAAAATAGTATACTCTTCTTTTGTCAATCTAGCGTTGTTTCCCTCTCGGTCAACGCCTAATTTACTTAAGATACCTCCTTTTGTATGCTGAGCTTTCAGCGACCTTTCGATTACTTTAGGTTTAAAAGTTCTGTGTACCTCTTCTTCTGCCTTCGCTAATTCAATTTTAAAATGAGCGAGTAACTCCTGCACCGCTCTTCCATTAAGAGTAAATCCAAAATCTTTTTGCTTAGTAATTATCTTGTAAGTTTCAATTTCAAGATTAACGCTTTCGGAAGTGAATCCTTTACTCTCAGTTTTCAAGGCTTCATAAACTTTATAGTTCACAAAAACATCTTGGGAACAATACTTCATCATTTCATCAGAGTATCTACTGTAATCGTTGAACTCTATTTTTGGAAACTGTAGTGTATTTCCCCAAGCTTTCAGACCATGTGATGCTCGAATAGGATTAAATAATCTAGAGAGTACTAGAGTATCAATAATCTTTTTACTCATTAGGTCAACACCATAAAGCCTTTTGATGGCGGGTATATCAAATCCAATTATGTTATGACCAATAAGTTTATCAGAACTTTCGAGAAGCTGTACGCCCTCCTCAATTTTACTTTGCGGAAAATTTAGTTGCTCCTTTGTGTCAACGTCTAATGCAGACATACAATATATTTTAGTAGGTTGTAAGCCGTCTGTTTCAATATCAAAAACTAAAGATTTCACAGCAGCACCTCTTCGTCTTCATCAGTTATGAAAGTTTCACTTAGCCTCCCTGTGTCTTTATCATAAACTAAATGTGTCGCCACTCCTACGTCACCAGTATATCTAGATTTCAATACTCTAACGTGTGTTGTGTTCGCCTCCTTTGGGTCATCAGATTGCTGGTTACGTTCTAAGGCTATCACACAATCAGATAGTTGTGCAATACTTTGTGAACCTCGAAGATGCGAAAGACTTACAGAAATACCGTTCTCGTGACCTCTATTGCCCTCTACTCGACGCAAGTGACTTACAAGTATTAGCCCTGCACCTGTCTCTTCGACGATGCTACGGAGCTTTGTCATGATATTATCAATAGCTCTGCGCTCGTCACCTTCCGCCATCGCGCTAACAAGCATATGAAGATGGTCTACGACTACCCACTTACACTCACATCCTATGATAAGAAATCTAAGCTTACTGAATATCTCTTCAATGTCAGTAATTCCAAAATGACTGTGAATCCAAACACGGTCTTTATTTTTACCGCTGTAGATTCTATCAAAAATATCATTCAATTGTTCTTCGTCAAAATTCTCTCGAACTTGGTCGATGTACAGTCGGGCATTAGCTTCAATAGATAAAATTCCATCAACGGTACGTCGCCAATCTTCTTCGAGTGCAATGATGCCCACATTATCTTGAGTATGAGTGATTAGCCAATGCTCAATTTCTCGTGTAACGCTCGACTTACCAAGCCCCGTACCACCGGTCAGTGTTACAAGTTCACCTCTTCGTAGACCATAGAGTTTACTATTAAGGCCATCCCAAGGGTAAGGTACACTCTCTCGTTGCTCACGATTATTAAAATTATCTTTTTGTTCTGAGATATTTAGAACGCCGGAAGGTGTATAGAGCTTCGCACTCCACCAAGCATCTATATAAGATTGCTTGCGCCCTGCTTTAAGCATTTCATTGGGGTCTTTGAAATCGTCGGGTAGAGTAAGAATCTTTGCTTTGCCCGGTGTGAGTAGCCTAGCAACCTTTTTCGCTGCATCTCGACCAGCCTTATCATTATCAAAATTGATAACAATATTATCATAGCCTTCGAGAAACTCTATGGAATGTTTAACATCCCTAGCTGCTCCTGCGGCTCCACTTTTGATACTGACTACGGGCCACTTTGAACCTAGTAGTTCGTAAGCGGCCATCGCATCACACTCACCTTCGACAAGAGTTATATATTTACCTGAATCTTTGAACACAGATTGTCCAAAAAGACCGGTACCTTGAGAGCTTCCTCTCCAAGAAAAATGTTTACCAACTTCTCTTACCTTATAACTCGTAACCTCAGCGGCTATCGAGTAAGGATAGAAATGTTTAATTATTTCTCCTTCTATATTCTTAACTACCTTTACATTAAATTTCTTTGCTGTTGACAGGCTGATACCACGGTCAGTCAGCGCCTCGAAACTACCTTCAATTTCATTAATTGAATTTGTTTGTTTCACTTTAAAGTCTTCTACGCTTGGGTTTTCCATAGCTACAGCTAGCTTATCGAGGTTGTTGATTAGTTCGAATTGAGTTAGCTTTGTATAATCATTAACTCTTTTATCGCAAGAAAAACAATAAGCACTTCCATCTTCATTGATACTTGCCGCGTCACTCGAACCACACAGAGGACAGGGCTGATGATATTTAACAAAGGCCACTTTGATTTCTCCTTATAGAAGGGAAGCAGTTTATAGACTTGCTTAGGTCATTAAGATTAGCTCTCTGCTGTGACTTTTTCACCATCAACAGAATCAATTAGCATATCATCTGTGAACTGCTCTTTAATTTTACTGTTCAAAGTAATACTTGCAGCTTGAAGAATATCTATGCGTTTTTTCAGTGTATTGATTTCTTGATTTGTTTCTATCAGATAGCGAAATAAAGTTTTACCTTCCTCAGTAAACTTAGACACGTCATATTGAGAGCCTTCGTTTTCGAAAATTAACTTCTTTTCCTGCTCACTCACAGCTCATCAACCTCCTCTTCTTCATCAATTTCAATAACATCAAACGCATCAATAGGGTTTGATTCGTACGATACTAGTTCTACTACCTGCACAGCCATAAGTTCCAAGCCTTTAAAGTCTTGACCATTGCGATTTATTTCCCAAGGTCGCGCTAACACCCTAACTTTAGAACCATTCCCTACCAAACAATTCAGAGTCTGCTTTTGGGCGTCCACCAATTGAGGGGCCTCGCGAATCGTTCCACGAGGACCATTCACCTTACGAT